CCTAAATCCAGCCAATCCGCATGGGTGCTCCTCGGAATAGCTTTCAGGGTCGGTCGGACCCGGAGGAAATATTGCCAGGTAACCCATGCGGAGCAACCACTGTGCATACATTGTATTAAGAATGGTGGTAAGTGGGTTGCCAGATGGATTCCCATGGTTGGACCTGTAAAGCGAATTTCCGACTAGCTCGAGTGTATGCATACACTCATGCAAGAGTATTTTCCGCACGATTTGGTCCTTCTCGTTGTAAGTGGGGTCATTGGTCCTATACCACTTTTCAACAAACATTCCAAATAGGTCAACGAATTGCTGGTGCATCCTCGAATCAAAAGACCGGAAGTCACCATCAAAACCATGTGAAGCTTTGGATTTCATCTTTGTAATCATTTTATGCCAATCGTCACTGAAAACGTTTATACCAACGGCGGAATCAGTCATAGTGTGGCTTGAATAAAACACATTGATGAAAGCTCCAAAATACTTACGCACGAGCATCGTGTAATCGAGGGGTGACCCACATATCACGCGTGTTCGGGCTTCATCAATTTTCTTCTGAGAAACTAACTCGTCCTTGAAGAAATTCATCCAAATGAATAGCGGTCGCTCACTGTTCATCATGTGTTCTTCCTGCTTTTGAACGTGGTTGCGGAATTCTTCAGTACGTGTCTCAAAGACTCCAGTCTCCTCGTTAAAAATGAAATAGCCTTTCTTACCTGGCATTCCAGTTTGTACACAGAACGGATAACCGGCGCTCTTGCTCATGTTCAACTTGTTAACTCTAGAGAACCTACCACCACCATTGATAGTTTCCTCTTCAGTCAAAAGGCCACAAGGGGCTGTGCTAGCAAATTTGGTTTCAGTGTATTGATTGAACAAATCTTCCATTGCTGCAGAAGCATGTAAAGAGTCGAAAGCTTTGGCTGTAGTCCCGTTCTTGCCACAGTTGTGGGCGAGAAATTGGGATTGAGAAAGGAAACGACCCGATACTCTTGGGTCATTAT